AGGTGCGTCCTGTAGGAAGAATAGGTGGAACGCCCTATACAGGAGGCACAAGCCGATACAGAATAGCTGCAAATTACGGAACTTCTATTTTTCAAGGTGACATGGTTATGCAAGTCACTGGTGGAGGTATAGAAGTCCACGCTGATGGTGGAACCGTACCAATTGTAGGTGTATTCAACGGCTGTCAATATACCGATCCTACAACTAAAGAACAGGTTTATAGTAATTACTATCCTGCAAGCACTAATGCTTCAGACATTATTGCTTTTATCATCGACGACCCTATGGTTATTTTTGAAATTCAAGCGAATGCTGCAATGCCTGTAGCTGATTTGCTTGGGAATTTTGATATTGTCTATACAAGTTCTGGAAGCACCGTTACTGGTATTTCTGGTGCTGAATTAAATGTGTCTGATGGAGCTACTGGTACTACACTATCTCTTAAAGCCATTGACATTTCAGAAGACCCTGAAAATTCAGATGTATCCTCTGCAAATACTAATGTTAGGGTTGTTATTCAAAATCACATATTTGGCGTTAAAGGCGCTGGATTGGCGTAAGGAGGTTTAGACATGGCTATTTCTAGAGCGCAACTCGCTAAAGAGTTAGAACCAGGTCTAAACGCCTTGTTCGGAATGGAGTATGATCGGTATGATACCGAACATCTTGAAATTTATGAAACAGAAACTTCAGATCGTGCATTTGAAGAAGAAGTGATGTTGAGTGGTTTTGGGAATGCTCAAACAAAAACTGAAGGTGCAGGAGTAACATTTGATTCTGCAAACGAAGCATATACTGCTCGTTATACGCATGAAACAATTGCTCTTGCTTTTGCACTTACTGAAGAAGCAATTGAAGACAACTTGTATGATCGTCTTGGTGCAAGATACACAAAGGCTCTTGCTCGTTCAATGGCTCATACAAAGCAAGTCAAAGCTGCTGCTACACTGAATAATGCTTTTGATAGTAGTTTTACAGGTGGTGATGGTCTTGAGTTATGTTCTACTGCACACGTTTTAACTGGTGGTGGAACTTTTGCTAACGAACCTTCAACTGCTGCAGACCTAAACGAAACATCTTTAGAAGATGCGTTGATAAGTATTTCAACATTCGTTGATGAGCGCAATATGATTATCGCTTTAAGAGGTATGAAACTTATCATACCACCACAGCTTCAATTTATTGCTGATCGTTTACTAGAGTCAACTTTACGACCAGGTACTGCTGACAATGATGTTAACGCAACTCGTAACATGGGTATGCTTCCAGATGGTTACACTGTGAACCACTTTTTAACTGATACAGACGCATTTTTTATTAAAACAGATGCTCCGAATGGTTTTAAGTTGTTTGAGCGTACACCAATTTCTACCTCTATGGAGGCAGATTTTGATACTGGAAACATGAGGTTTAAGGCTCGTGAGCGTTATTCCTTTGGGTTTTCTGACCCTCGTTGTGTGTTTGGTTCGCCAGGCGCTTAACCACTAAAACGAACATTTGTTCGATTTATTAAAGAGGCAATTTATTTGCCTCTTTATTTTTGTTTTAAAGTAATGTAAGGTATTATTATTCCCTTGACAGTTGCATAATGTGACTGACAACAGCCAAGACGAGGAGATTAGAATGGCTAATACAACTTTTAAAGGCACCCTTCGTTCTGAGGGGGGTTATTCTTCAATAGCAACTGCTTCAAGCACAGGCGTTGAGACAACTCAAATGTCAATTAGTTCTGCTGGTTTTGTATCTTTAGATGCTAATACTATGGCAGTAGAAGCTGGAACTGGTATTACAACAGGTTCAGGCACTATTTATAAAAGTTCTGTTCAAAGAAGCGGTGGTATAATCACCACAAGAATTTTAATAGATTTAACTGGTTTAAGGTCAACTGGAAGTGGTGATATTATTGGTGTTGATGGAACATCTTTAGTTTGTCACATCGGTCAAATAACTGCTGCAAGAAATGGAACTATCTTAACAGGTAGCATGGAGTGTTTTGAAGCTCCTGCAGGAGGTGATCCAGACCTTAACGTACACTCTGCTACTGAAGGAACAGGTGTTGAAGATGGCGCTATTGGTGATTTAACGGAAACATTGCTTGTAAACGCTGGTGATGCAACATTAGGTAGTAAGGTATATTTTACTGCTGTACCTGCTGCTGATTCTTTTTTATATTTAACTACAGGTGATGCAACTGATGCAGACTATACTGCTGGTAAGTTGTTGATTGAGTTAATGGGTTACGAAGCTTAATTTTAGGGGGATTTAATCCCCCTTTTTAAGAAGGAGATATAAATGGCAGGTTCAGATGTAAAAACATTAACCATATCTGATACAAACGCTTCAGATGATGATAGATTAGTTACCGCAGCAAGACCTAATACTTCAGCAACTATGGCAAACACTACATTTGCAGGTGGTGCTGCAAGAAATGTTATTGTAACAACCACTGGCACAGGAGATAATGCTAAAACGTGTACCATTACAGGAACTGATGTTTTTGGTGATGCTATGACAGAAGTTATTACTTCTACAAGTTCAGCAGAAGCTGTAGCAGGAACGAAGTTATTTTTAACTGTTTCAGCAGTTGAGTGTTCTGCACAATATGCAGCTAATATAAAGGTTGGTTCAGGTTCTCTTTGCGCTCAAGCTGTTGAAGGAGCTAACAGAATAAGACTTAAAGGTATGTCTGTTGTTTCTGGAGGAACGGCAGGTACAGTGTCTTTTTTTAATGGCGCACCTGAAGATGGAACTGTTCTTTTTACAGCTAGAACTGTAGGAACAGCTAATCAAACTGTAGATAGAACTATACCCTCAAATGGTGTTTTATTCGCTAATGGTCTTTCTGTTAAATATACTGTTGATGTTACTGATATGTTAACTGTTTTTCATGCGTGATTATTATGGCAGATAAAATGCCAAAAAGGAATAAAAAGAATTTTCGCCCTACAAAAAAGGGCGCTGGAATGACTAAGGCTGGTGTTAAAGCTTATAGACGTAAAAATCCAGGTTCAAAATTAAAAACAGCAGTTACTAAAAAGAAAAATTTAACTAAAAAGGAAAAAGCTAGAAGAAAATCTTATTGCGCTCGTTCTGCTGGTCAAATGAAAAAGTTTCCAAAAGCAGCTAAAAATCCTAATAGTAGGTTGAGACAAGCAAGAAAAAGATGGAGATGTTAAATGGCTATGTCAAGAAGTCAAATGTCACAACAAATATCTAAACCACCCATGAAAAAGAAAAAACCAAAAGATGTAATGCCTAAAGGTTTAACTTATTATAGAAAGGGTGGCAAAGCTTCTCGTAAAAGTAAAGGAAGTAAAATTTGTCCTGAAGGTAAAGCATGGGCAAAAAGAACTTTTGATACATATCCGTCAGCTTATGCAAACTTAGCTGCTTCAAAATATTGTAAAGACCCTAACTATGCAAAAAAATCTAAGGGTGGTAAAAGAAAAGGTAGAAAAGCATAATGGGTGAGTTAAAAAAATGGTTAAAACAAAAATGGGTGAGGATAGGAACAGATGGTGAAATTAAAGGTGAATGCGGTACTTCAAAGGATAAAAAAAGCCCCGATAGATGCCTTCCTAAAAGTAAGGCTCAATCTCTTTCAAAAGCAGAAAGAGCAAAAACAGCCCGAAAGAAAAAAAGAGAAGGCGCAAAAGGTAAAACAGTCGTTAAAAACACGGAAAAGGCAACGGTAAAAAATTTAATGAACGGTGGAGAAGTAACAAGACCTAAAAGAAAGTTTAATGGAAAAAGTTCAAAAGGAACAGCAGTTGCAAGAGGTTGTGGTGCTATTATGTCACACAAAAGAAAAAAAACAAAGGGTGCGGTTACTCAGTCGTAGAAAGGTAAAAAATGGCAGTTTCTGGATCAGTAAATTTTGAATTAGATGTTGTAGAATATATTGAAGAAGCTTTTGAACGGTGTGGTTTAGAAGTAAAAACAGGTTATGATCTTAAAACTGCAAAACGATCTTTAAATCTTATGTTAGCAGAATGGGCTAATAGAGGATTAAATCAATGGACAATTACTCAATCTACACAATCTTTAACAGCTAGTGATGGGGAGTATTCTTTAGGAACAAATATTATTGATATTTTATCTATGGCTGTTCTTAGAGATGGTATTTATTATGCTATGGAGAGAATAAGCAGAGATACCTATCTTGCTATTCCTAACAAAGCGACTACTGGAAGACCAACTCAATTTTTTCTTGATAGGCAAATAACACCTAATCTTAAAATTTGGCCCTTACCAGAAAATTCAACAGACGTTTTATATTTTGATGCTTTAACGAGAATGGATGATGCTGATGATTATACAAATACTTTAGATGTTCCTTTTCGTTTTTATCCATGTTTAGCTGCTGGTCTTGCTTATTATATAGCAATAAAAAGAGCGCCAAACAGAGTGCAGCTTTTAAAAGCTGTTTATGAAGAAGAATTTGAGAGAGCTATGTCAGAAGATAGAGATAGAGCTTCAGTAACTATTACTCCAGAATTGAGGGATTATAGAATTGTCTAAATTTGCATCAGGTAAATATGCTTATGGAATATCAGATCGTTCTGGTTTTAGGTATCGTTTGCGTGATATGAGAAAAGAATGGAACGGTTTGTTAGTTGGTAAAGATGAGTGGGAAGAAAAACATCCACAACTACACCCTTTAAGAGTAAAACCAGATGCACAAGCTCTTAAAAATGCTAGACCAGACAAATCGGATGATAATATAAAATTTTTAGTTTATACTAATGTTGGTAAAGGGATATTAGGGAAAGAGTTGACATCTTTTGAGGCAACAGCAAGTGTAGGAAGTGTTACGGTGACAACATGAGTTTTACATACGCAACTTTGAAATCAATGATTCAAGATTACACACAAAATGATGAAACGTCTTTTGTTGCTAATTTACCTACTTTTATAAGGCTTGCAGAAGAAAGAATATTACAATCAGTACAATTAAATGTTTTTCAAAAAAATGTTTCTGGCAATATGACTTCTGGCAATCAATATTTAGCTGTTCCTTCTGATTTTCTTTCACCTTTTTCTTTAAGTATTATTAATAGCAGTTCAAAAGAATTTTTATTATTTAAAGAATTAGAGTTTATTCAATCTTACAACCCAAATTCCTCTACTACTGGAACACCAAAATTTTATGCTCAATTTGATTCAGACAATTTTATTATAGCTCCTACTCCTAACTCAAGTTTTACAGTTAATTTTAGTTATTTTTATAATCCAGCAAGTATTACCTCTGGTTCTGATTCAGGAACAACTTGGTTAAGTGAAAATGCTGAATCAGCATTACTTTACGCTTCTTTATTAGAATGTTATACTTATATGAAAGGTGAACAAGATATAATGGCTATGTATAACACAAGATATGGTGAAGCAATTGCAAGATTAAAAAATCTTGGAGAGGCGCAAGAAGTTTCTGATGAATATACATCTGGTCCTATAAGAAAGGCTAAG